GTACATACGGTGCGTAGATGTAACCTGTGTCTAACAATGATGTTCCTTTGTGACCGATTAACACTTGGTTAGGCGGGAAGTAAGGATCACGGTAAACTTGGTATCTACCAGATAATGTACCAACTCTTTCAATACCCATGTTGTATTGATCTTGCTCAGGAGCCGCGTTAGATACGTGGAAGTATTCTAAATCGTCAAAGATTGCAGAAACCTCAGATGATACAACGATCCAGTTAGCACCACCTCTCAAAGTAGATTTGTGGATTTGTGCTGACAATTGGTTGATTGCTGTAATCAATGTTTGGTTCCAGTCTTTCTGAGTATAAGAAGTTGTTTGAGCGATTCTTCTCCATCCGTTGTAATCCCAACGTAATTGCCAAGCTGCTCCTTTTCTCAAGTCACGTAAGATTTCACGATCGATCTCAGCTGCTACTTGTTCTGACAACAATGCTGTCAATTCAGCTTCAGCGTCGATGTTGTGGAATGCCGCAACGTCTTGAGCTAATTCAGGTGACCATTGTGCTCTTAGTTTTCTTTCTGTAACAGAAACAGTTACTGACTCAAGGTCGAAAGAAACCTCACCAATTTGATCTTCGAATTCCATCTCAGCATATCTTCTATACCAAGCCATGAATGAACTACCGGAAGTACCTGAAAAGATTGTAGTACCTGTGTAACCATCTAAAGATGTTGCGTCACAGTCAGCACATACAGGACAAGAAAGATCCACTTCTAAGAAGATTTTTCCTTCAGAGTCACAAACATTGTTATAGTTTCCACCATTTCCAGTGTTTGTTGGGTTGTTCGGAACTGAACCACTGTTAGAGAAAACAGTTGGTGAGTTAGCACCATATTGTACAATACCTTTACCGTAAACTTGTGTTACAACTCTAAATAAAAGTGGAACAAACACAGATTGACCGTTATAAGTTCCTGTAAGTACGTTACATGGTGTAGTATCTGCAGAAATTGCAGAAGTTCCATAGATTCTTAAATCTGAAAGGAATGCTTCAGTATCCATTTCGTTACCGTCAGGTCCGATCAATTTACCGGCACCTGTATTAGCAAAACCTTCTAATTTTAAGATGATTTTTCTTTGGTTTCCTGTTGGCAATGCAGAGTTTTGAAGTGTTCCACCAACCCAAGTTTGTACTGTTGTGTTAGCAGTAACCGCAGTCCACTTACCTTTAGAGTAGTCAAATAATCCTGGAGGATCTAAACCAGCCTCATTACCTTCGTAGAATAAATCGTAAAGGTCTTTAGTGTAAGGGTAACCTGTGTTATAACCAGCGTTTGGATCAGTTGGTCCGTTAGGTGCTCCTACAGGTGCGTAGTGTTCACCACCAGCAGCACCATTGTTAGGTGTAGAGTTAGGATACAAATTAGCCTCTTCTGAAGATGGATTTGAGTAACCTTGGATTTTAGGTACAAAGTAGAACAATTTACCGATTGGTAAGTTCATAGCTTGTACTGATACGATATCGTTAGCTAATAATTTAGAGAATACACGTCTTACGATTGGGAATACAACTGTTTCAAATGCTCCGTTAGAAGTACCATCTGAAGATGCTTCGTTAATCAAGAAAGATGCTTGGTTCTCATATAATTGAGCTACGTTTTCTTTTAAGTGACCTTTTAGACCTTCCAAAAAGCCTAATTTGTCCCATTTGTTAATTGTGTCTTCTTTGATAACTTTAAGGTGTTTTAAACCAATGTTACCTACAAGACCTGATTCTAATAATGCTCCCATTTTTTGAGTTTTTTATTATTTATTGTTTATGTTTATTTCATTTTTCCCATCAAATCCTTCATTCTCAAGAATTGAGGATTTTCATAAGTTTTTGATTCAATCAAATTAACTGATGATCCTGTTTCCACAGTTCTATTTACAGTTCTTTCAATTGACTCCGTTAATTTTTGTTCTGAAGAAGAGCCAGATGAGTTTAACTCATTTTTAATAACTCTGTACAGATTTTTTGATTCTTTCAAAGATTCAACATTATCAAATCTTCTCAAGATGTTAACTTTTTCTTGTTTTGTAGTCGAGTGTTCTGTAAACAATCTTGTTGCGTAAGCTAAGTTAGAATTGAAAACAGCCACTTCGTTTAATTTAGTTCTAAAAACGTCAAGTGCTTTTCTGTACTCTTCATTTTTTTCTCTTAATAAATTAACTTCGTTTGCTGATGACTCAGAAAGTTTGAATGGGTTAAATTCATAATTTCTGTTGTTTGTTCTAGCTTTTCTAAGACCTCTACTTCCGTCTTTTGAACCATTACCTAAAGTTCTTGAAGCTTCTTTAGTTTCTTTCTTCTTCATGTAATCTTTATAGTGTCCGTCTTTATCACCTACTTTGTGACCATTACTTCTTTTGTAGTCACCTTTGTTACCCCCGTACTCTTTTTCTTCTTTATATTCAAATCTAGCTTTACCTGTTCCCATGGCTTTAGTTCCTTTACCAAAAGCTTCTTTTTTCTTTTCGTTGAAACCACCTCCCATATTTGGTTTTTTGTCATAGCTAAATTTTGGTCCGCGACCGATACCTACTCCTTTTGGTTGGATTGACTTTTTGATTGCTTCCATAATAGAATCATCTCCCATCTCTAATTCGTAAATGTCATCTTCTTCCATCATGTCGTCCATTTCCATCATGTCATCATCTTCTTCCATCATGTAATCATCTTCTTCCATCATGTCGTCCATTTCCATCATGTAATCATCTTCTTCCATCATGTCGTCCATTTCCATCATGTCGTCCATTTCCATCATCTCGTCGTCCATTTCCATCATGTCGTCCATTTCCATCATCTCGTCGTCCATTTCTATTTCATAAATAGTTTCTTCCATATTTTCTTCAGATTCACCTAATTGGATCATATATTCATTATCACCGTCTGTAAGGTGAACTGTATTGTCACCTTCTTTTTTCACAACGATTCCATCATTATCACCCATGGCTTTAAAAACTCTTAACACTTCTTCGTCTGAAGCTCCTGTAAGATCTACAGTTTCTTCGTCATCCATTTCCATATCAGCGTCTTCCATATCCATTTCTTCGTCACCTGGTGCTGGCGGTGCAGGAACATCCATTTCTACATCCTCCATATCTGCATCAGCTTCCATGTCAACGTCCATGTCTTCATCCTCAACTTCAGTTTCTGTGTCAAGTTCAGCTTCTCCACCTGTTACAGGTTCGTCTTGCTCATCAACCCCTTTGCCCTTTTTTGACTCTTTTAGAGATTCTTTTACCAACTGTTTGATTTCTTCACTCATTGTAGATTGAAGTATTCCTTTTGCATTTTCTTGAAGAGTCTCCTCCAAATTCTTGATTTGGAAAAGTGCCTCTTCTACTACGTTTTTGTTGTAACTCATTTTTTTTTTAAAATAGTTTTCTAATAAATATTCACATTATTGAAAAAAGTTTAATTTTTAATACTATGGAGCAAAAAAAAATGGGAAAAGACTTATCTCTTCCCATTTATTTTTTTTTAACTTTTGTTATATTAACCTTCTATAACTTCATCAATTTTCGATTCAACAATTGCGGTGATCCTCCAATCCATAGAATAATTTTCGTAAACTTTAGTTACTTTAGCCTCAACATCAGTAGGCGAATACCCTTTAACTAATTTTTCCTCTCTAGTTTTTTTAACTTTACCTGATTCAGAATCAACCATATCGGTTGTAATCTTTGCTACAAAATATTTTTCGTCCATAATATATTATTTATTCAAATAATCGGATAATCTATTCATTAAGTCAAGTGATTTTGATCCTGTTTCACCAACATGTCTTTGAGCATTCATTTTTTTCTCTTCATCAAGATTTTCCTCAAAGTTTAATCTTTCATTTGGTTCTCTAAATAAATAAGCACCTGGTGTAGATGGTGATGATACTAAATCAAAACAGATTAACTCAAAATCATCTTGTACCTCGTTTTGTTCCCCAACTTTTTTCAGTGAACCAACACCACGAGAAGAAATACCTAATGTAACCCCTTGACGTAAATAGTTGGCCGCTAAATCTCCTTTTGTAGATACGATACCTCTTTCATGGAAACCAGGACTTGTTAATAATTTTAACTTACCTAATAATACAGGCCCCTCCCACCATATATCAGTGATTGCGTGAGAAACTCTATCTAAATCTATTAAGGATGATTCAGGGTGATTCAACTCGGAAAGTGCAGTCCCTTTTTGAATCATCTTTCTATAGTTTTCGGCCTCTCTTTTTAAAATTTTTTCGGGATAAATTCTACCATTCCTATTTGGCGTGTTATACTTTTGTAATACCGCATAGAATTCAAATGGTTTTGAATGATCCAACATATCTCTATTTTCTCTGATCATAGAAAGATTACGTCTTTCGTTTGGGTCTATGTACCCCGCATCGTACTCGACAAGAATCCCACGACCTGAATCTCTTGGTCCTAATATTTTTAAATCGTTCATCTAATATTTTATTTATAAATACTAAACAGTTTCAGTTTCTTTCTTGATTGGTTTAGCATTTCCATTTTTGGTTAAAAAACATTTAAAATATTTGTTTTTACTGAAAACTTCACCATAAACTTCTTTGATAATATTTTTGACATATTTTTTTAATTTAGGGGATTTGAAATCAGTTGGTTCTAATAAAAATAAATTGATTTCTAAATTCATAAAAGATTTTTTGTTTAATTGTAGACCACTTGTTCTTAAGTCTAAATCTACGATAAATTTTGTGTCAAAAATTTCTTTATTTATATTTTCTAAAACACAGTGTTTAACAGATCTTGTCATGTTCAAAACTACTCTGCTCCAATTTTCGACATCGTTTTTTGGTTCTAACCAAGTTTGTATGTTAATGTAAATTGATTTTAAATTTTGTGCATCAATAGTCCCATATTGAGCTTTGAATGTTCGATACCCACTCAATTTTGTGGTTTTTCCTTTTTTCATAAATTTTTTTCATATTCTGAAGGTTTATTTTTGATTAAATCTAACGAATATTTATATTTATATCAACAATCCAAAAATTTATGTTATTTGTAGAAGTAAAAAATGGTAATATAGAGAAAGCTTTAAAGGATCTCAAA